GTGATGGTAGGAACTACAACACCAGCAGCAAGACTTACAGTTACAAGTGCAGGAACAGGTACAGGAATAAACGGTACAGCAATATACGCCTATTCAAACGGAGGTCCAACAATAGACGCTGGAGCTGCCAACTCAAGTTCAATAGTTGCAACAAATAATTCGGTAAATAGTTCAACTTTAGTAGCACAAAATATAGGATCAGGTCCGATTTTCTCTCTAAAGAATAATACTGATGCAGTTGTTGTCCACGTACTAAATAATGGTAACGTAGGTATTGGAACAACAACTCCAACCTTAGGGAAATTACAAGTAAGTGGAAACGTACATGCAACTTCATTTACAGGTTCTTTATTTGGAACTTCATCATGGGCAGTAAGTGCATCTGTATCTGTAAATTCAAAAATAACTGATAACCCTTCTTTTAGTAGTACCTATTACCCGGTTTTTGTACAAGCGGCTGGGAATACTAATCTTCAAATTGATACTTCAACTTTTACATACAACCCATCAACAAACCTACTAACAACTACTGCCTCATTTGCATTAACATCTTCATTCTTAAACGGAGGTACAAATGCATTTGTACAAAATGGAAACAGTTTTGGTACAATAGCAACACTAGGAACCAATGATAATCAATCATTACAGTTTGAAACAAACAATTCTACTAAAATGTTTATTTCTTCTAGTGGTAACGTAGGTATTGGAACAACAAGTCCATCAGAAAGATTAACTGTTTCAGGAAGTGTTAACATAAACTCAGAAGGGTCATATATGGGTGTTGATGCCCAAGCAACACCTAGATTAGGATTTGTTAAACTCTCTGGAGCTCAACCCTTCTTAGCATTTGCTCAGAGTTCTTTTGATTTAAGAGTTTCAAGCGGTACTACTATATCAACAAGTAATACATTCTCTCCGGTTTTAACAGTAAAAACTACAGGTGAAGTAGGAATAGGAACAACATCACCATTTTCAAGATTAACAACATTAGGAGCACTGTCTACAACAACTTCTCAAATGAGTATTGTTAACAGTGAAGGAGGTCATACAATACTGAGAACAGGAATAGCAAGCATATCAAACTCAGGATTCTCACTAATTTCAGCAGATGTTGATGGATCTAATCAGAATACCAGATTAGTAGTAAGCTCAGCAGGTAACGTAGGTATTGGTACTACGGCGCCTGATAGTAAATTAACAGTAGGTTTAAGAGCATCTACTGATGGAAATATTAGACTAAGTGCTGCAGGAACTGGTATTGATGCCGGTGCTTCACTATTGTGGGATATGAATGTTGGAGGAGGAAATGCAATTTCACATTTAGCTGAAATAAGACCTGAATCATATGCAACTGGTGCAAATAAAAACATATTGAATTTCTACGTAGGTGCTTGGAATAATAATGCCGATTCTGGAACTACAAAAATGACTATTACTCAAGATGGTACTGTAGGTATAGGAACAATAAATCCTTTAAAAAGATTAGACGTAGTTTCTTCAACGAACGATAGTTTTGATGCTATTGTATTAAGACCTTTAAATCAAACTCAAACACTAAGTTTAGGTTGGGAAGGTATTGAAGCTTCTTACAATTTTATTGTAAAAGCAGGAGGTTCTGAAAGAATGAGGATTGATATTGGGGGTAACGTAGGAATAGGAACAACAACTCCAACATCAAAACTACATGTAGTTGGAGATATATTAGGTTCTACAAAATTAACTATAGGTTCTGGACATACCAATACCGGAGCATCATCAACAATAGCAGGAGGAGTATCTAACATAGCATCAGGAAATTGCTCTTTTGTAGGAGGTGGTCAAAGTAACCAAGCATCAGCAAGTTACTCAACAGTAGGAGGTGGTGTCATTAATAAAGCATCAGGAAGTTACTCAACAGTAGGAGGTGGTGAAAATAACTACGCAACAGGTACATACTCAACAATAGCAGGTGGTCAAAATAACCAAGCAACAAATCAATACTCAACAGTAGCAGGTGGATATGATAATCAATTAACAGGTTATCTCTCAACAATAGGAGGTGGTTATAATAACAGAGCAACAAACCAATCAGCAACAATAGCAGGTGGTCAATCAAATTCAGCAACAGGATTACTTTCAACAGTAGGAGGTGGATTTCTTAATAAATCAACAGGTGAATACTCAACAATAGCAGGTGGTAATGAAAACCAAGCAACAGGAAGCTACCCAACAGTAGGAGGTGGATGTAAAAATCTAGCTTCAGGAATATTTTCTTCTATTTTAGGTGGAGTTTTAAACCAAGCATCAGGTCAATACTCAACAGTAGGAGGTGGTGTCATTAATAAAGCATCAGGAAGTTACTCAACAGTAGGAGGTGGTGTCAGTAACCAAGCAACAGGTTATATATCAACAATAGCAGGTGGTAATGCTAACTGTGCAATAGGTTATATATCAACAATAGCAGGTGGTAATAGTAACCAAGCATCAGGAAGTTACTCAATAGTAGGAGGTGGTGTTTCCAACCAAGCAAAAGGAGAATGTAGTTTTATAGGAGGTGGTGGAAGTAACATAGCGTCAGGAAGTTTATCTGGTATTTTAGGTGGACTAAGTAACACTGTTACTCATGCCTGTTCCTTTGCTATAGGATCTAGCTTAACATCAACTAGTGGATCTACTACTTATATGAACAATGCTACAGTAGCATGCCATTTACAAGTTGGTGGAACTACTACTATGAATACTACAACTGGTAGAATTGATGCTAGTAATGATGTTGTAGCATTTGCAACTTCTGATTATAGATTAAAAGAAAATATTCAACCTATTAAAAATGCTTTATGTAAATTAATAGGAGTTAGTGGTAACACATTTGATTGGAAACCTTTAACCCAAGAAGAAATTCAAACTATACATGGAAATAAAGGTAGAGATGTAGGTGTTATAGCCCAAGAAATAGAAGCAATATTACCAGAAGCAGTAACTACTAGAGATAATGGATATAAGGCTGTTAATTATGAAAAAATTATCCCTCTATTAATTGAAGCAATTAAAGATCAGCAAAAACAAATTGATGAACTTAAATCTAAATTATAATGGCTTTACCAAGTAGTGGTCCAATAAGCTCCAGCATGATTCAAACAGAGTTTGGAGGTTCAAATCCTATAGCTATATCAGAATACTATAAAGGTGGAGCAAATGTACCTAATACAGGTACAAATGTTAATATACCAACAAGTGGGCAAATAAAATTTAGTGATTTTTATAACGGAAGTGATTTAGAGTCATATGAATATTTATTAGGATTTGGTGAGAATGCCGAAGATGCTTGTTTTTTTGCATCAGACAACTTTTATTATCAAGCTGTAGATGAATTTAATTTTAGTCAAAACCTATATTCAAATGCAGGTTTAACTACTTTTGCGAATGCTAATTGGTACAGTAATGGGTTTGCTAGTAGACAATGGTCAGGAACTGCATGGTTAGGAGGAGGAGCTGAATTATGTCCTTTATAAAACATAGAACATCTTAAACAAATAAAAAACTTATTAAAAGTAAGTTGGAAATGTAAAAAATAATTCGTACATTAAATTAATTAATAAATCATTACAATATGGAAATTACATGGAACATAACGGATATGAAAAGAGACATATCGGGAGTTGTAAAAATTATTTACTATTCTATAACAGTAAAAGATACAGACTCTAACTACGAGGATGTGTATAGTTATACCTTAAATGTGGAAAGGAAACCAGATTCTCCTGAAATAATTAACTACCAAGATTTAACACAAGAAGAAGTACTTACTTGGGTTAAGAATAAATTAGGTCAAGAAAGAGTAACAAAAATAGAAAATAGGTTGACAAATAAAGTTATTAATTTCAAAATACAGAACAATAACTTAAATTTAGAAACAGGGCTTCCATGGTAGAAAATAAAGAAGAAATTAATACTTCTTTACCTAACTTTTTAGTATTAGGGGGTATGAAATGTGGGAGTACTGCTTTACATCATAATCTAAACCAACACCATCAAGTCTACTGCCCAGATGAAGAAACTAAACAAAGAGTTATTAACGATAGTGAATTTAGTATAAGTGATTTTAAAGGAGGATTAAGTAGACCTGACAATAAAGAAATTGATTTTTTTAATGTAAATTATGAAAAAGGAATCAAATTTTATGAAAAACTTTTCGATGTAGATAAACCATTTAGAGGTGAAGTTAGTCCTAACTATTTTTACAACCCAGAAGGATTAGCTTCTAGAATAAAATTTTCTTTAGGTAATATTAAATTAATTATTTCTCTAAGAGATCCCTTAAAACGAGCCTATAGTCATTGGAATCACATCCAAAACCAAAATCCTTTTTGGGGTGAAAAATACTATAATATATCATTTGAAGATGCACTAAAAGTAAATGATGAAGAAAATAAGTTGATTAAAAGAAGTACTTATTTTCATAGAATAAAAAAATGGGAAGAATATTTTACACCTAATAATATTTACGTATTATTACAAGAATCAATGTTGGCTAATCCATTGGAGGAACACAATAAGATTATGGAATTTTTAGGAGGTGAACCATTTTCCAATGATGTTACTTTTGGAATTCATCATAAAAGAATATATAGTGAGGAATTTAATAATTCATATTATGATAATTTTTCAAATATTTTTAAGAATGATGTTAATTCATTAAAAAATGAGTATCCTAATTTAGATTGGAACTTATGGGGTAATTACTAAAAACTTAATATGGTTATATCAACTGAACACAAATGCATTTTTATTCATATAAATAAAACAGGAGGAAGAAGTATATCAACCTCCTTATTTCAAAGAGTAAAATCCCACCTTACAGTAAGAGAATTATTTGAATTAGGATATAATAGTAAAATACATCCTAACGAACGACTTCAAATTGCCCAATATGATCCTGAAACTATTTTAATAAAAAATAATTGGGAGAATTATTTTAAATTTTGTTTTGTAAGAAATCCTTGGGATAGAAAATTATCTGATTACTTTTTTAATATAAAAAAAAACAGAACTGATATCCCCAATACCAGCTTTACTCAGTATATTAAAGAAAACCACAAAAATACTGATCTTTGGGACTTACCAGGATTAGAGTGGATTGAATATAAAGATGGAAATATAGATCCTTCTATTTTTATAGGTAGATTTGAAAATCTTCAAGAAGATTTTAATATAGTATGTGATAATATTAACCTACCAAGAAGAACACTCCCAGTTTTAAATAAAACAGAACATTTACCTTATTGGAAATACTATACTGAAGAAACTAAAGCCTTAGTAGAAGAAAAGTATAAAAAAGATATAGATTATTTTGGTTATGAATTTGGAAAATAAATACACTTTAGGAATATTAACTGTACTTATAGGTAGAGAAAATTGTATTGATCCTTTATTTGATTATTTTAAAGAAGTTATAATACCTCATCAATTTGATACCCCAACATTATATTTTGTAAAAGGTTTTAATAAAGACTTTGAGTCCTTGTTTAAAGAAAAAATTGAACAGTATGGACTAAGACAAAAGTATAAGGATATTGTGGTAGTAGAAGGAGTACCTAAAGTACGAAATGAAAGTACCTGGGAACAGTGGGAAAGCTTAACTAGAATTGAAAATTCTACTGACAAACATAAATCAACAGCAGAAAACCTACACAGAGGCATATCAGAAGTAGTTAATAACAATAAATACATACACATAGTTGATGATGACACAATACCGCCAAATTTTAGTATAACTAAGATGAGTCAACTACTATTAAACAATCCCGAAGTAGGAATGGTATCTGGATTATATTTTTGTAAAGGGTGGACTCCTCCTTCTTTAATAAAAGGAAAACAAGAGCTTAAAAGAAAATTAGTAGTTAGTAAATCAGCAGAGAAATGGCAAAGTTGTACTTTAGATGATTTAGTTGATATTGATTGCAACAATAATGAGGTAGGATTTGTTGGAAATGGCTGTATACTTCTACCAACTGAATACCTAAAAAACATACTTCCATTAAATGATGTTGAAGAAGAATTCAACAAAAAAGGACCAGACTGGTATATAAGTTATAAAATGAGAGAACAGGGTAAAACAATCAAACTAATCCCATCAGTTCTATGTAGACATTTAGATGAAAATGGTAATGAAGTAGGTGTACATTCATCTCATTTTGATAAAGTTAAAGAGTCTACAAAGGAAGAAGACAAGTATTTAGTTTCGATTTTTTCTTCTCAAATAAATTATATTTCTTTACTTGAGAAATTTGATTATATTAAGATTATAGTTTTTGATGAAGCAAAAGTTTTATTTTATAAAAAATATTTAAAACAAAATAGACATTTACTAAAAGAGGATAGAATTGAAATTATACAAAGTAGTGTAAATTCCTATAGAGAAGAATACAAAAATTTTCATGCTTATTTAGAAAAGGTACAATTTCATATACTACATGAATGTTGCCTAGAATTAATGAATACTAAGGCTAGTTATAATATAACAATACAACCCAGCTGGGATAGAACCATTACTCTTGCTACTCATTATTCCCTTAGTAGTAATAATTTAAAATCATTTATAACAAATTAAATATGACACAACAAGCAGTACAATTAACCGAAGAAGAATATTTTGATTTTACTACTCTAGACAGCAATTGGAATGAGATAGTATATCAGATGGGTTTACTAAAAATAGAAGAATTAAATCTCCAACAAAGAGAGTATATTCTAGAAATGAAAAAAAATGACTTAACAAATCAGAGACAAAAACTATTGGAAACAATATCTATTAAGCACGGTCAGGGTACAATCAACCTAGAAGAAAAATGTTTTATTCCATACTTGGAAAACTAAAAACAATTTAGATACAGTTATAGATGAATATATTATTCCAAATAGACGGAGGTCTAGGAAAAAACATTATGGCTACAGCCATGACTAAGGTTATAAGAAAACATCACAAAGATGCCCATATTGTAGTTGTTACGGGATATCCTGATGTATTTCTAAATGACCCCAACTTAAATGAATGTTTTCAAATAGACCAAATGAGAGGAGCGTACTTAAAGTACATTAAGAACCAAGATTGTAAAATCTTTGTACAAGATCCATACCACCATACTTCTTTCATAACTGAAAAAGAATATCTACTTACTACCTGGTGTAAACTTTATGATTTACAGTACGATAATGAACAACCAGAATTATACATAACTCAACCTGAAATAGAGTATTACAAACCTTTCTATGATGTGGAAAAGCCTATAATGGTACTCCAATCAAATGGAGGACCGCAAGAACAAGGATTCAAATACGCATGGACAAGAGATATACCAGAATCTATTGTTAATAAAGTAATACAACACTATAAGAAGGATTATACAATAGTTCACATTAAGAGAGAGGATCAATACACTTATCCTGATACTCTACAAGCATTAGATGGATTTAGAAGTATAGCTATTTTATTACAATTATCTAAAAAACGTTTATTAATAGATTCATTTGGTCAACACCTAGCCGCCGCTATGGGAGTAAAATCTACTGTATGTTGGTCCACTACAAATCCTAAGATATTTGGATATGAACTACACGATAACGTTTTAGCTAACCCTTTCACAAAACCCCCACAACTACAAAACTCAATATACCAACCCTTCAACCTATCTCAGGATATATCATCTATTCCTTATAATAGTACAAGTGAGGTATTTGATATAAATAAAATTATAGAATCAATTGATAAACAATAATAAAATATAACTATGATATACTGGTTTACAGGACAGCCATCACATGGTAAGACCATTTTAGCAGATTTGTTAAAAGAAACTCTACTTCCTAACGCATATAGAGTAGATGGAGATGATTTAAGAGATTTATTTACTAATAAGGATTTTTCAATTAAAGGAAGAATCATGAATGTTGATGCTGCACAGAAGATATCACATTATCTACATAACCAAGGACATGACGTTATAGTATCGCTAGTATCTCCGTATATTGATCAGAGAGAAGAATTCAAACAACTATTAGGAAATACTATTGTAGAAATTTACATACACACATCAGAACCTAGAGAAAGAGATAATTTTGCAGTAAAAGGGTATCAAGCACCTTTAGAAAATTTTATAGATATTGATACAACAGAAGATGCTCCTGAACAATCAGTATCAAAAATAATAAATCAAATTTAATGGAAAAAAATAATACCTACTTTGTAGACATAGACGGAACCATTTTTATATACCGCAAATTTGAAACATATAAAACTAGTAAGGTCCAAGTCATTGATTCTACAAAACAATATCTTCAAGAAAAGCATCAACAAGGACATTGTATTGTTTTAACAACAGCAAGACCTGAGTATTTAAGAGAACATACTATACAAGAATTAAAAGAAAATGATATACCATTCAATCAACTTGTAATGGGGATTGAAAGAGGACCTAGATATTTACTTAATGATATGGATCCAAACAACCCAGGAGAACGAGCAATAGCAATTAACTTAGAAAGAAATAAAGGAATATGAAAAAGTATTTAGCACAAGCCGCATTTCAATCATCGTATAATGATATAAAATACTCAATGTACATAGGACGCTGGCAACCATGGCATTCAGGGCATCGATGGTTAATCGACCAAAGACTAGAGGAAGGTAAAAATGTTTTAATCTGTATTAGAGATATTGAACCTGATGAGAAAAATCCTTGGACAGCCCAAGAAGTAGTTTTAAATCTAAATGAAGAATTAAAAGATTTAATACAAGAGGGGAAAGTAAAGATTATTGTAATACCTGATATTGAATCTGTAAACATTGGAAGAGGAATAGGGTACGACGTAATAGAACATATACCACCAGATGCTATTAGAGAAGTATCTGCTACCAAAATCAGAAAACAAATGAAAGAAGATGGTAGATTATAAGAGACATTTACTTAAAACTATTACCTACAGAATATTAGGAACATTAACAACTATAATAGCTGCATACTGTATAGGAGGTTCTCTTAAAGTTGCTTCTTTATTAGGATTAGGGGAATTGATAATAAAACCAGTAATATACTTTCTACATGAAAGAGTATGGTATGGGTATATTAAATTCGGATTAAAAAAATAAAATAAAATAAAATAAAATAAAATAAAAAATACACATATTTATAAATAAAAACAAATACAATGACAACATTTAATTGGACAATCTCAGCTACAGAAAGAGCTGTAAGTTTAGACGGATTACCGGACGTAATCCAAGTGGTACACTGGAGATACAGAGGTACAGATGAAAACGGTGTAACAGCTGAAACATATAGTGCAACAGCAGTAGGTGCTCCAAACCCACAAGACTTTACTCCATATGATGGAATAACAGCAGCAGATGTAGAGGGATGGTTAGAAAATCTTCTAGATGTAACTACTATGCAAACAAGTTTAGAAGCACAAATAGCTTCACTTATCAACCCAACAACTATAACAGGACCACTTTACAGTGCTCCAGTAACAGGTTCAGTAGAGGTAATATTATTAGCAGAGGTAACAGGATCAGCAGATGTAACAGGATCAGTTGCATAATTAAAAATAAGTTCATATATTACTAAATAAACACAAAATCGTTACAAATGGAAACTAAAAAGTTATCACAAGAGGAATTGAAACAAATTCAAGACATTCAAAACAAAAGTCAAGCTATTACAGTAGAGTTTGGGCAAATTGAATTATTAAAAATTCAATTAAAATCAAGAAGAGCTAACGCAGAAGAATTCTTGAAAGAATTAGGACAAGAAGAAAAAACATTAGCTGAAGCATTAGAAGCTGCTTACGGAAAAGGGTCTATCAATCTAGAAAAAGGAGAATTTACTCCTTACGAAGAAGAAGCTGAAGTAGTAGAGTAATTTCTACTAAAAGTAAAAAGAATAAAAGGAGGGTTTTGACTCTCCTTTCCTATTTATTATGGAATACAGAACCTAGCACTATAGGGTGGTTTCCCAAAACCAGATGATATTTATAATAAATTAAAAAACAAATTTATAAAACATGGCAGAATCAATTATCTCTCCAGGAGTATATACAAGAGAAAACGACACCTCTTATATCACACCAGCACCAATTCAGGCAGGAGCAGCATTTGTTGGACCAACAGTTAAAGGGCCGGACAATCAGCCTCTTATTGTTACATCATATAGTGACTACGTAAGAAAGTTTGGTGAAACCTTTTTATCAGCTTCTAACAGACAGTATGAATTCCTTACTTCTGTAGCAGTAAAAAACTATTTTCAAAATGGTGGACAAACAGCTATAGTAACTAGAATTGTATCAGGAACTTATGACGGAGCAACTAGTACAAATATCCAAAGTGGAATTCTTGCAACAACAGCTTCACTTACAATTAGTAGTGCAAGTTTAGCACCATTTATTACACCAACAGGATCTTTCTCAATTAATGGAATTAACATTGCAGTAACAGGAAGCACTCCTCCAGCAAATACACCAACAACTCTTTTTGTAGCTTCAGGATCAACACCAGCAGATTCAATAACAGCAATTGTAACAGCTTTTAATTTTAGCTCATCAGTAGCACTATACAGTGCATCACTTGGGAATATTAAAGCAGCAGCATCTGGAACTACAGGATTGCTTTTCAATACGACTGCTTCTTTAGTAGGAACTAACACTTTATCAAGTACACTAAACGGATATACAAGTGTAGTTGGGGCTACTACTACAAACTTCAGTGGAGCAACAGGAACAACTACTATAGCAATAAAAACTTTAGGAAAAGGAATTCTTTACAATAACTCTACATCAGCTACAGACTCAGGAGCACTAAACTCAGACGGATCTTTAGTATCAGGATCAGCAGATAACGTAAGATGGGAAATTGCAAATGTAAATAATGCATTAGGAACATTCTCAATACTAGTAAGACAGGGAAATGATAGTACAAATAACAAAACTATACTAGAGACATTTAATGTAAACCTTGATCCAAACTCAGATAATTATATTGAGAAAGTAATTGGTAACCAACATATTGAAGTAGGTACAGATGGTTCAACATCTTATAACTACCCAGTAGGTGAGTATCCAAATGCTTCTAACTATATTAGAGTATCAGCAGTTAATTTACCAACTAACTACTACCTAGCAAATGACGGTATCACAGTTAATACAGATGCTAACGGTATTACTTTTGCAGCATCTTTACCGCAAGTAAACTCAGGATCATTTCAAGGAGCACTAGGAGCAGTAAAAGCAGGAGCTAAATTCTTTGGAGATATTACAAATGGATCTACAGATGCACAAGGATTAGTAGCAGCAAACTATACAGTAGCTCTATCATTACTTGCAAATAAAGATGAATATCAATTCAACATAGTATCAACACCGGGTTTAATCTACAAAAATAGTGCTTTCACTTCAACAGTAAACGCATTTATTGCTTTAGCAGAAAATAGAGGAGATTGTATTGCAGTAGTAGACTTAGTAGAACAGGGAGAGGTAGTAGCTAACGTAACAACAGAAGCAGCTTCATTGAATAGTTCATATGCAGCAACTTACTGGCCTTGGTTACAAATCAAATCTGCTACAGGTAGAAACGAATGGACTCCAGCAGGAACAGTAATTCCAGGAGTATATGCATTCACAGATGCTTCATCAGCACCATGGTTTGCACCAGCAGGATTAGTAAGAGGAGGAATCGGAGGAGTAATTCAAGCAGAAAGAAAATTAACTAAAGGTGATAGAGATACTCTTTACTCAGCTAAAGTTAATCCAATTGCTACATTCCCAGGATCAGGTATATCAGTATTCGGACAAAAAACATTACAAACTAAAGCATCAGCATTAGATAGAGTTAACGTAAGACGTTTACTTATAGAACTTAAGAAGTTCATTGGTGACCAAGCAAGAAACTTAGTATTTGAACAAAATACTATAGCAACTAGAAATAAGTTCTTAGCGACGGTTAATCCATATCTTGAATCAGTAGTACAAAGACAAGGTCTTTATGCATACAGAGTTGTAATGGACGATACTAACAACACAGCAGATGTAGTTGATAGAAATCAATTAATAGGACAGATATTTATCCAACCAGCTAAAACAATTGAATTTGTTGTATTAGATTTCACAATCGAACCAACAGGAGCAACGTTCGGATAATATTTAGAAAAACAGATATTTATAATTAAATAAGTAAAAATAAAATGGCAGTATTAGATCCGAATGAAATAATGTTCAGAGCCTTCGAACCAATGGTTCAACACAGGTTCGTAATGTATATAGACAATATCCCAGCCTTCATGATTAAAAACGTGAAAGCTCCTAACTTCACAGATTCAGAGATCAAACTTGATCACATTAACTCTTACAGAAAAATAAGAGGAAAAAGAAACTGGGAGAATATGGATATGACTTTATACTCACCAATCACACCTTCAGGTGCTCAAGCAGTAATGGAATGGGCTCGTCTAGGATACGAATCAGTAACAGGTAGAGCTGGATATTCAGATTTCTATAAGAAAGATTTAACTCTTAATATTCTAGGACCTGTAGGAGATATCGTAGGGGAATGGATTATCAAAGGAGCTTTCTTAACAAAAGGAGATTTTGGACAATTTGACTGGACTTCTGCTGACGGAGTAGTAGAGATAGGAATCTCAATAGCAATGGATTATTGTGTATTGAATTACTAATAAAATTCAAATAAAAATTAACAAGCCTGGCAATCGTCAGGCTTTGTTGTTTTAAAAAAGTTTTATTCATATATTTATATATAGAAAAAGTTACTAACAAATAAAATTTATGGAAAACAAATTTAACCTACCAACCGAAACGGTAGACCTTCCTTCAAAAGGACTTCTTTATCCAAAAGATTCCCCACTAGCAGAAGGTAAAATTGAAATGAAATATATGACCGCTAAGGAAGAAGATATTTTAACAAATTCAAATTACATTAGACAAGGAGTAGTTATTGATAAATTACTACAATCACTAATCATCTCACCAATCAACTACTCAGACCTGCTTATAGGGGATAAGGATGCAGTTATGATGGCTGCACGTATTTTAGGGTACGGAAAAGATTATGACTTTCAATACGCAGGAGAAAAAGTAACAGTAGATTTATCTACATTACAGCTTAAAGAATTAGACGAAAGTATAATAAAAGAAAAAGGTAAGAATGAGTTTGAATATAAACTTCCAAATACAGATAATAATATCACCTTCAGGCTATTAACACAAAAAGACGATAGAGATATTGATGCTGAATTAGAGGGATTAAAAAAACTAAACAAGAACGCTAATAACGAATTGACAACACGTCTAAAGTATATGATATTGTCAATCAACGGAAACTACGAAAGAGGTACAGTGAGACAGTTTGTAGATACAGCCTTCTTAGCTAGAGACTCTAGAGCATTCAGAGAATACTATGCTCAGATATCCCCAGGAGTAGAAACAAAAATTAAATTTGAAACAGAGTTTGGTGAAGAGGAGGACATCAACATTCAATTTAATTCTAACTTTTTTTGGCCTGAGTCCGGAAACTAGAGGAAACATTTTTAGGCAAATACATGAAATAGTCTTTCATGGACAAGGAGGTTATGATTGGGAGGCAGTTTACAATATGCCAGTATGGTTAAGGAGATTTACCTTCAGCACACTGCAAGAACATTACGATAAGTTAAATGCAGAAAATGATGATGAACTTAAACCAGTTAAAAACGGCAATAAAGTAGCACCACCAGATATTGTTCAAAAAGCAATGACACCAACATACAGTACGAAGGCATCTAATAAATGATGCCTTTTGCTATTTATATGTATATAAAACACTATGGCAAATCAAGGACCGCAAAAGACTTTTGACGACTATGCAAAGGCAATAGAAGCCTTAAACAAAAAAATTATAAGTTTAGATGGAAATGGATTCCCAAATCTAACTAACGAGCTAAAGGGAATGCAAGGCGACACCGCTAGAGCTACGAAGCTATTTGAACTAATGTCTAGGGAGGCTCATGATTTAGAAGATGTCTTTGGAGCAATATCCACTACAATAAAAAACGTAGTAGCAGATTTAGATAAGTCAACAAAGGCAACTACTCTTTTTAAAAGAGGGTTAAATAGCGTAGAGGGGATAGCTAGGAAATTAGCAGATCATAAAAATGATGAGAACGTACTTACTGTAAAGCAGTTAGGTAATCTGAATAAGCAGTTAGGTTTAGAAATACAAAGCTTAGACAAAGCTCGAGAAAGAGCATCTGAAGAACAGAAAGCACTGCAGACAAAGATAAGGTACGGTAAAGCTTCCGCAGCAGAGATAAGATACTCTGAAGAACTATCCAACTACACCAAAGAAATAAACTCAGCTTTAAATCTAAAGAATAGTTACCTTGATAAAATTGTAAAGCATTCTGAAAGAGAAATCCAAATTGAAAGAGATATTCAAAAGACAATTGGACTTACTGGAATGGCTTTTAAAGGAATTGCAGGAACACTTCAAAAAATAGGAGTAGAGTCTCAAGCTATAGAAGATCTTAATAAAAAAATTCGAGATACAGCAAAAGAAACTGGAAGTGCTTGGAAGACAGCAGGAACAGCAATTAAAGGGACTTTTCAAATGGTAGGAGAAAGTTTAAGAGATCCTGCTGTTCAAATCGCCTTTGTAACAAAGTATTTTAAGACTCTATATGAAATAGGTTCACAGTTTAGTGCAAGAACTTTTGAAATACAAAAATCATTAGGACTTTCTACTTCTGCAGCAAAAGCTATGAACCAGGAGTTCTACAACATGCAGCAAAGTACAAATAACATATATGCAAACTACAAAGACCTAGCAGCTGCAAATGCAAACCTAAATGAATCTTTAGGAACATCAGTAACTTTTTCTGCAGATATGCTTACAACACAGGCTAAGTTGATGGAGGTAACAGGATTAACCTCTGAAGAGTCTGCTAAAATTTACGAATACTCACTTCTTACTGGGCAATCTCAAGAACAGGTCTATAACTCAATGGGTAAGACAAATAAAGGAGTCCTTAGTAATAAGAAAGTAATGCAAGAAGTCCTAAAAACAAGTGGACAATTAGCAGCACAATATAAAAACAACCCAGAATTACTTGGAAAAGCAGTTGTACAGGTACAGAAGTTAGGAATTAGCCTACAGCAAGCTAAGAATATGTCTAGCGGGTTACTAAACTTTGAAGATTCAATCTCTTCAGAATTAGAAGCAGAATTACTAACAGGACAAGAACTTAACTTAGAAAAGGCAAGAGCACTAGCTCTTCAAGGAAAGACAGCAGAAGCAGCATCAGAAATGCTAAGACAAACAGGAGGTTTAGCTAAGTTCCAAAGCATGAATGTTCTCCAGCAGGATGCATTAGCTAAATCTATGGGAATGTCTACAGATGAATTAGCAGATTCATTAGTAAAAGCAGAACAGTTAAATAAACTAGACGGTGTTCAAAAAAGAGCATTAGATGAAAGAGTAAGTGCACTGAAGAAAGCAGGAGAATTTGAAAAAGCATCTCAATTAGAAAAACTAGTACTACAGGATAAGACCGTTACACTAGCGGAACAAGAATTAGACACCCAGAGTAAAATTGACAAATCAGTAAGCTCTATTAAAGAATCTTTAAAATCAGCAATTGCAGGACCTCTCGCTAGTGTAACAGATAAACTGGCAAGTGTATTAGCAGCAATGGCAGCCAATCCTGTAATAAAAGCAATGCTAGGAGTAGCAGGAGGAGCAGCAGCTATTTTAGCAGGGGTTATGGCAGGAGCAATGGCTATAAGTGCTGCAAAGAGTATGTTATTTGGAAGTAGAGGTTCAAGCGTAGGTAGACCAATGTTTACCAAAGACGTAAGCGGTGGCGGTGGAGCTGCATCTACAATAGGGGATGTATCTGAATCTTTAGGAGGAGGAAAAAGTGCAGGAATGGGAAAACAACTTAAAACTTTAGTTAAAAATCCAAAAGCAATGGGAAGAGCTCTAAGACGTTCCGGCGGAGGAAGCATGATGAAGGGATTAGGAAAAGGTTTACTAAAGGGTGGTCTAAAGAGTATTCCAATGTTAGGTGCACTAATAGGAGGAGGAATGGAAATAGCCGAAGGAGGCTTTAATGTAGAATCACTAAGTAGAGCAGCACTATCAGGAGGTGGAGCTTTCCTTGGCGGACTAGCAGGTTCAGCAGTAGCACCAGGAGTAGGTACAGTCGCAGGCGGAATTGGAGGAAGCATGGCTGGAGACTGGTTAGGAGATAAAATCTTTGGAGAAAGAGGAGAGAAACCAGAAGAGATGCAAGACTTTATACTACGTCCAGGACAAAAACCTCTTAAATTTAGAAAAGACGATGTAATAATGGGTGGAACTAGTCTAACAGGAAACGCAACTGGCGGTACTGGAGGAGGAAATGTAGAAGCTTTATTAAGAGAGTTGATAGCAGCAGTTAAAGAAGGAGGTAATATAAGCATAGGGGCAAATAAACTAAATGAAGCTATAGGTATCAACCTACATCCAATGAGATAATAAAATAAACAAACTATTTATAATAAAATAAAAAACAATTAATATGGGACTATTAGATTTACTACCAACATCTAACTTAGGGTTAGACGGAGCAACACCAACACGTATACCAAGTGCTAATCCAGCATCAACCCTACACTATCAATCATCAATTACCGATGTACCAAACATCGATCAAAGCCCTTCTGCATTAGACATAAACGGTATCAAACCAACTATCTCTCCTACAGGACAACAACTTCCATATTTGGATCATTTACCTAGATAAGAAGCTAAATGGCAAGCGGACTAATTACAAAGAACACAGACCTTAAAAGTCTGAAGTATGGCTCTATGCCTCTTGGAAGTGATAAACCTTATGTTACTAAAAACATAGGAGATGCACCAAGTAGCCAAATAGGGTCAGAAATTTCACATCGCATTGACGATGTTTCCCGTATTGCCCAAATGCTTGTAAATAAGCCGGGAATAAAATACCTACTAAACGAAGCATTACTACAGCAAGTAAACGTAGGTCAAAGAATTAAAAAAGCACAACAGGGAGGAAAATCTTTAGTTGGAGCAGTTTTACAGCAAGCTGGAAGCACACTTCTTACAACAGTAAAAATTGCAGGATCAACTCTAGCACAAGTTCCTGTAAATGGAACAGGTACACATTTCTTAAAAGGATTTAGAACCGACACATATTTACGACCAGGTGCAAATGAAAAAATACCAGGAGCATTTGCTTCATTTTTTGGAGCAGGTGGAGTAGAAGGAGCACAGTATGCCCTAAGAGGAGAAACTGTACCAACTAATGTACAGACACAGTTCTATAAAGAAGGAAGTACTGTTAATAACGGAGACATTAAGAACCCTACAACAGGTAAACCTTCAACCCTTTCTTATGATGCAAAAGTATTTACAGAAGATTACGGAACAGTAAATACTAACATAGTAGATAACACACCGCTACCAGAAGGAGATGCAAACAGACTAGCTGCATATAATGCAACAGCAGGGCAGGTAATAACAGTTACCCCATCAGGTAGTGCGTTAAGGCAGACCACAGCCAGCCCAGGAAACTTAGGTATATCAAACTTAACAGCTACAGGTAGTTATGGTCCAGATACTCTTAAGATATTTCAACCAACAACCTCAAAATACTCAGGACCAGAAACCGGTTCATATCTTGAGCAAGAAAAGAAATTTGGAACTTTAAACAGAAATGTAACAAAAGAATTTAGAATAAAATTAGGAGATCAAGGAGATGCGCTTGATGATAAAAAAGCAGCAAGAAGGAAAAACGAGTACTGGTTCATATCAGATGTAGATAAACGTAATCCAAGCGGATCTTTAGCGATTGATCAGATGAATCTAATAGGTGTGAAGGATGCAAAAGTAGATGGAAACACAGCTGGTAGAGATCTAATTAAATTTAGATTTCATATTCTTACAGCAGATGGAGAAGAAAAAATATTATACTTCAGAGCCTTCCTAGACTCGTTCGCAGATAACTACTCAGGACAATGGAACCCAGTAAAGTATTTAGGTAGAGCAGAAGATTTTCAAATCTATGGTGGCTTTCAAAGAAAAATTTCACTATCTTTTAAAATAGCAGCAGCTACTAGGTCAGAGATGAAACCATTGTATCAGAAAATGATTTGGCTAGCCTCAGCAACTGCTCCAACATATGCAAATGAAGGACAGTTTATGAGAGGAACTATTACAAAAATAACAGTAGGAGATTATATTTATGAACTGCCCGGAGTCTTAAATAGTGTAAATTATACTTGGAATACAGAATATCCTTGGGAAATAGCAATGCTAGAGCCAGAAGGAGTACAAGGAGATGCAGAAATGCAGGAATTGCCAATGATAATGGATTGTAGTATAGACTTTACCCCAATTCATACATTTACACCTGAGACAGGACTTAAGAAATTCTTCACAGCAGGAACAAGGTCGGAAAATACATACATATAGGGTAGGTTTATGAAAAGATACGAGAACATAAAAGTAGTACAATCACCAGAAGGAAAGCAGTATAGAACAACAACAATCTATCCAGAAACTCCTATAAGTGAAAATGACTATTATATTATTACAACTGCAGGAGATCGTTATGATAATCTAGCAGATCAATTCTACAGTGATCATACACTTTGGTGGGTAATAGCATCAGCAAATAATTCAGAAAGAGCTTCTTTAATTGTAGAACCAGGAATTCAACTTAGAATACCAGGAAATATAGATACAATCATAAACAATTACAATAAGGTAAATAAGTAAAAAAATGGCGGATGGTAAAATCATAGGAGGACCCTTCAGCAAGGAAGTTATAGCACAGTTAGCTTTACGAAGTAAGATTGTTTCTAAAGCCACTAGAGAGAATAAGGAACTCATATATTTAACATCAAAAACAGGATGGGTAAAACTAACCTCAGGAGTTAATGTAGGAGGTTCTTCTGCTTTAGCCAAGAAGTATATAATGGTTGGCGGTGTTAAAGGAAGAACCGGTACAGATACTTATAGTAATTTTTCAGGAGAAAATGGAAAAGGTTTTAGACCAATGCCAGGTATAACTGGAGTTCAAATAAACTCATTAGGGCAATTCGGACAATTAAAAGAAGCTACAGTCACTTTTAACTGTTGGGATAGATCTCAAATAACAGAACTAGAACTTCTTTTTATGAGACCTGGATTTACAGCATTACTTGAATGGGGACATACTGTCTATGCAAAATTAGAAGGTGAGTTTGAGAAAACTCCAAAAACTGTTGGATCTTTTTTTGATGCAGGCACTTCCAAAGAGCAGCTCTACAATGAAATAAAAGCCTTAAGGAAAGAAAGCGGATGTAACTACGAAGGTATGTTCGGCTTTATAAAAAACTTTTCATGGACCTATCGACAAGATGGAGGATATGACTGTACAACTAGTTTAGTTTCTATAGGAGAAATTATGGAATCTCTAACAATAGATGTAGATACTCCGGCACTTACAACCATAGTAGGAGATAAAACAAAAATAATACCTGCTACAATGCTGCAGAATGTTTTAAAGACCATTAAAGAAAGCCCTACAAATGGTTCTTGGAAAGACATAAAAACCAAATTCCCACAATTTGCTTCTAAGCACATAACAGTGGGGGGACGTGATACTTTAGATGTAGTAAAATTCTTTTTAAGGAGCATAAAAACAGGAGAAACAATAAACACAGATACAGGGCAGAGTTTTAGCTACATGTCACTGAAGAGCTTCTGTGAATTAGTCAATACAGTTATTATAGTAGATAATAACAAAAAAAACGTGATAAGGCTAAATACAGACATACTTAAGTTAAATAGTCAAGGTGGGGATAATACAAAAATACCTACCTGCAGATTTAGAACTTACAAGAACCATACATCAAGTGATCCAGGAGTTTGTATGTTAATGACCGACGGGTCTAAGAACTGGCCTTATGAGGAGAACCTTTTTGCTAAAATGCGATCAAACGCAGAAGGCTCTACTGATGAAATTTTAAATATTTACGTAAATGTAAACCTTCTTGAAAGTGCAATGACAAACCTACTTGCAATGCCAGAGAAGGGCGATAGGAATTTACTAAACTTAATGAACCCAATCTTTGCAGAAATAAACTCTGTACTAGGAGATATTAACGATATAGGTTTACAGTATGAAGAAGAGGAGTTTACCTACTACATAGTAGACAGAAAAGTGCAAGTTGAGACAAAGGACGTTTCGATCCTAAATGTTACAGGACTTAAATCAACTGTTTCACAATTCAACTTTACAACCAAGCTATCTCCAGCCATTACAACTATGTGTGCAATTTCAGCACAAGCAGGAGCAACAGATGTAGGACTAGAAGCAGGAGCATTACTAAGATGGAATGAAGGGTTAGAGGATCGAATTATTACTAAGAAGTCTATGAAGGTAGACGAACCAGCCTTTCCAACTGTTCCAACAACTTTTCCAATAGCAGGAGTTCCACTACCTACAGCAGCTGTACAGCCAACACCGGAACAACAAAGAGATGTTCAGCAGACCGATAGAAGAAATACAATTAAAGATGCACTAGCACAAGTATATAATTCTGGACAATACGACAGTGAAGCAATAGCAGTTGCAAGAGCTCAATTTGGACCATATTCAACAAACTACGTACAATTCTATGCAGAGGATAAAGTCAATGTGGGAAATGCAGGACCAGCAGGCATCATACCTTTCCAGGTAGGAATTGAAATGGATGGAATCTCAGGTATAAAAATTGGACAAGCCTTTAAAATTAACGAAGGAATAATGCCAGCAAAATACGATGGAGTAGTTGGATTTATAGTAACAGGAATTGATCATAACATTGCAGGGAATAGATGGGTAACTAATCTTAAAGCTCAAACTATTGTACTAAAAGGTACAACAGAGAAACTAAGCGTTCCAACATACTCAGATGGCTTTACAGGAACAGGAGTTTCAACAACTGAAGTAGCCGGACTAACTCCTATAACAAACTTTAAAGCAGAGAATGGACCTGCTAAAGTAGCAGCAGAACAGTACTTAGGGAGAAACCTTAGTGATACAGAGTGGAATCAACTGGTAAGAGCAACCTTTGCAGAAGCAGGAGTAAATCAAACAGAGAGAGCTTACGTAATGGCAACTATTTTAAATAGAACTCGTGTAGCTAAATCTACAGTAACATCTATATTAACAGCCAAGAATCAATTTCAATCAGTAACAGGGACTGCAAGTAACGGACGTCAGCCAAGTTCTAATTACAGAAATGGACCAGATAAGGTAAATGAAAAGAACATTTACGGTGCTGCAACAGGTATTTTAAAGAATGTACCTAAAACCATTATAAACTTTACAGCAGCAAATAGAGCAGCATATGGAGCAGGAACTAATATAGCATATCTTGACACATTGAAAAAGAAAGGTGGAATACAGATAGGACAGACAGTCTTCTCATCATAGAGTTTAAAAATTAAATATAGTAGAATGTACATACCTAAATCGAGATATAAAAAACCTAAATCAACTGACGGTACAGAGTTTGTAGAAGTTAAGTCTAGAAAACTGTATAAGGGTTTTTATATAGAAACTTATAAAGGAAAGTTTTTTGCAGGAAAAACACCTGAAGAGGGAGGAGTTGAATTAGAAAAAATTAAAAAGGATATAAAATTTCCGCTAGGTCTTTTAGGACTTCTAGCAGGATTCTTTTTAAAAAAACCAACTCAATCTGAAAAAGATAAAGGAGTAACAAAAAGAAATTTTATACAGGATAAAAACAACAACAAAATAATAGAAACAGATCCAGACACATATGCCCAGGCTAAAGAAAGTCTTGTAAATAGTGCATTTGCAGAAATAGATTGGATTATAGGAGGACCAGCCAATGATGTAATGTTTGGAGAATATTTATATGAAGGAGCAGAATCTAAGAATAAAAAAACAATTCAAGCTCTAGAGACTACATTACCGGGAATCTCTACCTTTGTAACCGATTATACCTACCTGGTGGAAGATACTACAACTACTACTACAACAGTAGAAAATCTAGCAGTATCTCAATCGGCCTTAGATCAAGCACAAACCTTCCTAATACAAGATCCAGATATACAACTAGAAAATTTTCGAAAAGCAAATTTCGATTTAAGAAAATAAAACATATAAGGCTTGCTTTTGCAGGCCTTTTTTCTTATATTAAAGAAAAGGTTATAAGATATGTTCTATATTATAGAGACAGAGGAGCAAATACAGCTTCTAAAAAATTTAGGCAGGAAAGGAGGGTATGTGGAAGTCATTTCTTCAAATGATAACTATCATCCACTTCTTACAACTACCGTAGCAGTCTACTTAAGACCTTTAGATCACCCTGAAGGGTATATTATTCCAATAAGTCATGATGAAGGATTAAATCTAACAAAAGACTGTGTCTCTGACATATTAAAAGAATACACAACACTTTATACATTTGATAAGAAAGAATTGATGTACCACTTCATATTACCTTCTGTCATAGATCTTTCCTTGCTTCATTCAATGACTTCTTATAATAGACTTGAACTTCCAAGATCTAACTCAACTTGCAATTGGTATTACAATCGTTTTTATGATTTTAAAGAAATAAATGCTATAATTCCTATATCAAAGTTATTTGAAAAATGTGAAGAGAATTATAAGTCTTTAGGGAAGATATTGCATATTGCAATACCCAATGGCTTTGATTTTTACAATAAGACTGCAACGTCTGTTTTCTTTATGATTGAAAGAGCTGGATTGAGAATAACCTATCAATCTTTTTTAGAATTATTTAAACCAAACAATCCTGTTTATAGTATTGATAACAATATCATATATACTTCGTATAATTTATATAATACAACTTCTCGTCCAACAAATGCTTTTAATTCAGTAAATTTTGCAGCAATTCCAAAAGCACCTGAGTTTAGAAAAGCAATTATTCCTCAGAACGATGTTTTTGTTGAAATGGACTTTGATGGATATCATTTAAGATTATTATGCGAGCAAATCGGATATGAATTAACAGATGAGTCAGCTCACGTTCAATTGGCAAGACTTTACTTTGGAAAGGATGAAATAGCTGAAGATGAGTATGCAAAAGCAAAACAAATTAACTTCCATGCCATTTACGGAAAGATTCCACCTGAGTATGCTTTCCTAGAAATCTTTGATAAGATACAGAATTATATAAACGGTCTTTGGAAGCAATTTAAAGAACAAGGATACGTAGAGGATCCAATATCAGGAAAAAGATTTACACAAGATCTTCCAGAAATGCATCCGCAGAAGCTTATGAATTATATGATGCAAAGCTTGGAAACCTCAAGAAATATTCTTATATTAAAAGATGTGCTTATGTTTCTTCAAGATAAGAAAAGCAGCTTAGCACTTTATACTTACGATGCCTTTGTATTTGATTTTGACAAAGAGGATGGAAAAGAGACGTTAGAATCTCTAGAAAAAATAATGAATCAGGGAGGAAAGTACCCTATAAAATTCAAATACAGTAGTAACTTAGTTTTGTAAAATAAAAACATATTTATAAATGATACAAATAGATGTAGCGCCAACAATGTTCGATTACGATATCGAATCAAATTACAATTACGCTGACATGAGCAACAAACTTTTCTGTACATTCTCCTCAGAAGAAAATCTTGAGGAAATATTAAGTACGATACAGGGCAAATACAAGATCATTTATAATAAAATTTTCGTTCTTTATTCAAAGAGCCAAGATGAATATATCTGTACATATAACGTAGAATTCGGAAACGTTTCTAATTTTCTAGAAAATACTATTTTAGTTCATAGAAAAAAAGAATCAAATACCCTATACACAATCAATTCATTAAATCGACTAATTGAATCTCTAAACGGAGGAGTATTAGATACAAACTTCAGAGTTGAATGGAATGACTATCAAAACTGTATACTTTTAACAAAAGGAGCAGAATTAAAAAGAGTCAACACAAAATTATTTAGAATATTAGAATTATAGTTGGAATATTAAAATATTCTTCTTATCTTATATAAATAAAAGTTTTAATTAAAAATCAGTTACATTATGGATTTAAACGCAATTAAATCAAAGTTAGCCGCTCTAAACAGTGGTGGAAATCAAGACCGTGAGAAAGTAGACTTCGATAAGATTTACTGGAGACCGGCAAACGGAAAATCAACTATTAGAATCGTACCTTCGGCATTCAATGCTGCAGATCCTTTCACAGAGTTGAAACTACACTACAACATCGGGAAATTTCCTATGATGTCTCTTTCAAACTACGGAAAACAAGATCCAATCGAAGAATTCGTAAAAGAATTAAGAAAAACATCTGACAAAGACAATTGGTCTCTTTCAGGAAAACTATCACCTAAATCTAGATTCTTTGCTCCTGTTGTTGTAAGAGGAGAAGAAGAAAAAGGAGTTCGTCTTTGGTCATTCGGAGTTAACATCTACAAAGCATTATTGGCTTTAGCAGAGGATGAAGACATTGGAGATTTTACAGACGTAATGAGTGGATGGGATATGGTTGTTGAAAACACACCAGCTGCAGGACCAGGTCAGTTCCCAACTACTACGGTTCGTATCAAACCAAAACAAACTACATTATCAGATGACGATAGTAAAGTGAACTCTTGGCTAAAAGACCAACCAAACGCTTTAGAAGTACAAACTCAGTACGACTATGAATACATCAAGAAAAAATTACAAGAGTACTTAAATCCAGGAGAAGAAGTAGCATCAGCAGCTCCAGTAGCAGCAGAATCAATTGCACCAGTATCTACTCCATCAGCAGTAGCTGAACCAACTGACTTAGATAGAGCTTTAGGAAGCAATAAGACAGACTTTACTTTAGAGACTGCAGTTGAGGGTAACAAAAGTACAGTAAATAAATTCGACGATTTATTCAACTAAGAAATGGCAGTTAGAAAAACAGCCCCTAAAACCGCTAGCGAGATAATCAAAGGCGGTTTCAGTCTCGATAACTTTAAGAAAAACAAAGGGTTTAGTAATTCTTCTGTAAAATTTAAAGAACAAGACTGGATTAAAGTCTCAGATGCTTTTTCAGAAGTAACATCCCTTAAAGGAATACCTATGGGGCATATTACCCTCTTAAGAGGACATTCTGATACAGGAAAAACTACTCTACTATTAGAAGCAGCAGTTGAAGCACAAAAGAGACAAGTACTTCCGGTATTCATTATTACCGAGATGAAATGGTCTTGGCCTCATGCTCAAATGATGGGTCTTCAAGTTGAAGAGGTAGTTGATGAGGAAACAGGAGAAATAACTGACTACAAAGGATTTTTCTTATATGCAGATAGAGGAACTCTAAATACCATAGAAGATGTAGCAGTTTATATCTTGGACTTAATCGATGAACAAAAGAAAGGAAATCTTCCTTACGATTTATGTTTCTTCTGGGATTCAGTTGGATCAGTACCAAGTGATTTATCAGTAAGATCAAATAAGAATAATAACGAATGGAATGCTGGAGCAATGTCTACTCAATTTGGAAATAACGTAAATCAAAAGATTATGTTATCAAGAAAAGAAGCAAGCAAGTATACAAACACTCTAGTAGCAATCAATAAAGTTTGGACTGCAAAACCTGAACATCCAATGGGTCAACCTCGATTGGAGAATAAAGGAGGAAAAACAATGTGGTATGATGCAACAGTTATTATTACCTTCGGAAATATTACAAATTCAGGAACAAGTAAGATCAAAGCCGTTACAAAAGGTAAAGAGTTTGAATTTGCTAAAAGAACCAAAGTTCAGATAGAAAAGAACCACATCGATGGTATTCAATCTAGAGGAGCAATCATTATGACCAGTCATGGATTTATTGCAGACGATAAGAAAGCAATTGATACATATAAAGACACTCATAAAGGATCTTGGGCAAATACGTTAGGGTCAACAGACTTTACAGTAACAATCGAAGCCGAAGTAGGAGAAGACTTAAGAACTGATATGGAAATGCTCGATGAGTAGTTATTTAGATATACTAAATAAAATCGAACAAAAACCAGACAGAAAACTAAACGACCATGTTTTGATTGTAGATAGTATGAATACCTTTATAAGGTCTTTTGCAATGCTACAGTCTATGAATCCACAAGGCCATCACACCGGTGGTCTTGTTGGTTTTTTAAGGTCATTAGGTTTTCTAAATAGAACAATTGACCCTACTAGAATCATTTGCGTATTTGACGGACAAGCTTCCTCTTCAAGTAGAAAGAATATTGATCCTGAATACAAAGCAAATAGAAATATTAAGAGGATTACCAATTGGGAAATATTCGATGATAAAGATGACGAGTTCCAAAGCATGACAATGCAAATGGGACGATTGGTTGAATACTTACAGTGCTTACCTCTAACTCTAATCTCTATTGATAAGATAGAAGCAGATGATACTATATCTTATCTAGCTCAGAAATTTGCAGCTAATAATAAAAAGGTAACAATTGTTTCTTCTGATAAAGATTTTTTACAGATAGTGGATGAAAATATAGAAGTTTATTCCCCTATCAAGAAAAAAACCTACGGAAAAAAAGAGGTACAGGAAGAAATAGGAATGATCCCTGAGAATTATTTAATAATGAAAGCACTATTAGGTGATAACTCAGATAACCTTACAGGTATAAAAGGATTAGGACCTAAGACACTCATAAAAGAATTCCCAGGACTAGTAAAAGATCCTTTATTTGAATTAAGTGATATTCAGAAAATTTGTAATGAAAAATTACAGACTAAGAAAATATTCGCACAAATACTGTATGATTGGAATAAAGTAAAAACTAACTATGAATTGATGAATCTTTTAGAGCCAAGGTTGGGAGATTACGAAATAGTTCATATATTAGATAAGATAAAAGAGCCAATACCTGCTTTACAGGTTGTTACTTTTTTAAAAATGTTAGAGGCAGATCAAATCGAAGCTCTAAACAAAAACGTTGAAGGATGGTTAGAGATTTTTAGACCGCTTTCAACATATCAAAAATAAGTTATAATAAAATAAGTTACATGACATCATTAGCAAAATTATCTTCCTACGGAAAAGGATTCCAATTAAAAGTATTGGGAGCATTACTAACAGACAAAAAATTCTTGCTTAACACAAGAGATTTACTACAACCAGATTATTTTGATTCAGATGCACATAAGTGGATCCTAGAAACTACTATCAAGTATTATGATAAGTATCATACTACAATTTCATTGGAAGCATTGAAAATTGAATTACAGAAAGTAGAGAATGATATCTTACAAGTAGCAGTTAAAGCAGAATTAAGAAACTGTTACGAAGCCACTCAAGAGGATCTAGCATACGTTGTAGAAGAATTTACTACCTTTGCCAAAAACCAAGAACTTAAAGCAGCATTACTAAACTCAGCAGACCTATTAAATCAAGGAGACTTTGATGGAATTAGAGGATTGATTGAAAGAGCTATGAGAGCTGGTATGGATAAGAATATGGGTCATGAATATAATAAGGATGTAGAGAGTCGTTATAGAGAAAACTACAGACCAACTATTCCAACACCTTGGCCGATTATGAATGAAACCATTGGAGGTGGTTGGGGCCCTGGCGATTTAATTATTATGTTTGGTAATCCTGGAGGAGGAAAGTCTTGGACGATGGTGGCAGCAGCAGCACATGCAGTACTAATGGGATTCAATGTAAACTTCTATACTCTAGAACTAGGAGAAGATTATGTAGGAAAACGTTTTGACTGTTACTTCACAGGACATGGAATTGAAGAAGTAAATAAACATAGAGGAGAGGTTGAGAAGATTGTAGGTAAATTAAAAGGAAAATTAATTGTAAAAGAGTATCCACCAAAAGGAGCTTCAATCAATACAATTAAATCTCACATCCAGAAATGTATCGATATGGATCACAAACCAGATATGGTTATTATTGATTATGTCGATTATTTAAAAGCACCTTCTAAATCTCGTTTCACAGAGAGAAAAGATGAAATAGATGATGTGTTTATTGGAGCAAAAGGACTAGCTAAGGAACTTCAAATTCCTATTCTAACACCATCTCAAGTTAATAGAATGGGTGCTAAGGATTCTGTTATCGAAGGAGATAAAGCAGCAGGTTCTTACGACAAGATGATGGTAGCAGATATTTGTTTATCTCTTTCTAGAATGAAAGAAGATAAGGTTTTAGGAACGGGAAGAATTCACGTTATGAAGAACAGATATGGAATGGATGGTATGACCTGGGATGCAAAAGTAGATACAAATAATGGTCATATTGAGATTTTAGGAAACATGTTACTAGACGAATCTGGCGACAAACCTAAAGGAAGTTATAAAGAAATAGCTAACAAGTTCTTTGAGTTGGAGAGTCAAGTTCCATTCTAAAAGCCTATTTATTTCTACAGTCATAATCTATAACGAATATTAAAAAAAGCGAATATGAGTCTAAAAGACGAACGCATAGTTTACAAACCATTTGAATACCCACAAGCACACGATTACTGGCTTAAAGCGCACCAAGCGCACTGGTTACATACAGAAGTTCCAATGT